TTAATTAGACTGTTCATTAGCAAAAAAATCAAACTCATGATCTTTAAATACATGGCCAAGCTCATCAACTTCATTTTGGATTAGAATGTTATCCTCTTTCATAATCTCTAAAAGCTCATCCACTTTCTTCCCAGACACACCTAGTTTAGAAATGAAACTATAATCCCATATTCCAATTGAATCAGCATGTATTTGATGGACAATTCTTTTATTTATTAAATCGCATAGTTTATCGCTACTTTTGAAAATATGATCTTTCAATTCGATTCCAAGGTCATCTTTAAATGGTAACACCAACCTCTGGAACCATATATTAAAATAGTAAGTGTTTGGAAGCTTAGAAACTTTGGCGTGTAATAGCGGTATTATTTCAACACGAAACTCTTTACTAGATGAGGTCAAAATATAACTTAGAAGTGCTATTGCAGATTGGTATACACTGGAATTAATAACAATTAGGTTGATTACAATGCCACAAACAGCGTTAATTGAATTAAAACTATAATCGATCCCATTCTTTTTGATTTCGAAAATTATTTCATTTAAATATTTATTTATTATTTTCGTATGGCCAATCTCTTTTGACAGTTCATAAATGAAAAATAGTTTTTTTGTATTGAAATGTCTTTAGGTAAAGGTGAAGTTATTGTTTTTATTTTATCTTTTTTTACAGATGATGCAACTATGTCATTCGAGACAAATGTTTTATTCGCATTAAGAGATAATCCATATTGCTGCAAAATCTCTGAAAGCTCCTTCAAAATCAGCATACATTCTACTTCTGTATGAGAAAAAATTCTATAATCATCCCTATATCTTAATATTTGGTAATTATCAAATCCCAACGAATTCATTCTTTCTACCAGCTTTAAGTCTACATCTCCGAGAACAAGCTCTGCGAATAAATTGCAAATCTCAGATCCTGTTAAAATTCCGTTTGTCTGCCCCTCATTCATCAATTGAATGAGTTTATCAATCTCTGAACCTACCGAGCCACCATGGCCTTTTTTTGATTCCTCTTTTGAACCAAACACCCACTCCAGTGAATGACTATATATTGAGTCATAACAGTTTGAAATGTCAGTATTAGCTACAAAATTATATTTTACAGAAAGCCCTATTGATTCATTTTCGAAATGACTCCACCAGTTTTTTATTATTTGCGAAACCCCACTCCCCGAGTTTCTATCTTTTAAAAACGGAATGTTGATAGGTTTTACTTTTTTGTTATTTAAATACAGTTCAAGTTTGGCCTTGATTTCTGGCCAAATTTTATCACTAGTAAGCACAACCACACAGTGCACATAAAAATATGGGTTAATTAGTGTTACTTTACGCCATGACAATCCATTGTTTTTATTACAAAAAACAGCATGATTGATATTGCTAGTCTTAGCATCCTTTGGTTTTAATACTTTCATGTAAAAGGGGCTAGATTTTTGCGATATTATGGAGTAAATATCGTTAAGCATTTTGGAAAATGAAATATAAGAAGGTAGTGGTATATTACAGTAACTATCATCCCTTAAAAAGAATTCAACCAATTCTGGACGATTTGCCTCTGAGATATTTTTCATATTGATGTGTATCCATTTTTTTTTGATAATACATTCATCAGTTTTTTACAAAATTTTATCAAACAATGTTGTTACAACTCCCTTAACGCCTATCTCACTTACATAACATTCAAACTCTGAGTTTTTTCGGCTTAGAAATACTTTGTTTAATGGGCGTTTGGAAACAGTATACACATCTAAAGCACCATCAATATCAAGTAGCCACATTCCATTACAAAGGTCATTGAATGATGTACTTACCAACCAATTACTAACCCCGGACATAAGCAGGTAAGTATTTTCTTCAGAAAAACTCTCAGATAAGAAAATTCGGTCAATTATGCATTCACCATCATCTTCAATCTTCCCTCCTGACAGCTTTTTTTTCTTTAATGTCAGGTGTTGAGACAGCCTTTCATTTTTATTATTTTCTCCAGCTAAACTAGTATTACCCGTTGCTAACCAGTCTAATGACCTGCCAGTATCAAGAGCACATGTGATCACAACTTCGCCAGGGAAGTAGTTTCGTCTAACCCAAGTGCTTATCGTACCTGTAGAGATATCCAGATATTCACTAAGCTCTTTTTGAGTAGTAAATCCATATGCATCCATAACCCGCTTGATAATTGGCCTTCCACCATTAGAAATGATTTGTTGGAGCAATACTTTTCCATACTCCCTTCTAGATAGTTTCGCTGACGGTAAGTTACTAATATTTGCATTTGCAATCTTACCTGTTGCTAACCACGATAAATCACACCCTGTATCAAGAGCGCATCGTACAAAAGCACTACCTGGAACACTGTTGCGCTGCACCCAATTACTGACATTGGCAGCTGAAACCCCTAATTTTTCAGCAAGTTGCTTTTGTGTTTCAACGCCATAGGCAGTTGAAAGGCGTCCTAAAATTTCAGAAGAACTACCCTCGCTAAAATCCATACACCACCAAAATACACAAATGTTATTTACAAAAACTCATTTGATGATCTAAGATGCAATCACACCACATGTAACACAATAGAACTCAAATGACTGAGAAAGGAGATATTGCTGTATGTCTCAACAAAATGCAATTCAAGTACCTACCGATAAGACGCCGCTTTCTAAGGAGCTTCTAAACTCCGTCGTTTCCCAACTCCTGCCTGCCTTGGAGTCAGCCCTGTCTGCAACTATCGTGAACTCAATAAGTTTGCAACTGACCACCCTCACGAACTCCCCGACAATTTCAAAGAAAGATTTTGCTGCAATTAACGGCATCAGCTCCGCAGTTCTCGAAAAGTGGATCGCCAATGGCGTAGTCCTGCTTGCCCCTACGCCTTCAACCACAATAACCCAGCAACGCAAAAATAGAAAAACAGGTCAAATGCAAACTGTTGTAATGGAACGTCATGGCAATGCCCTGATCAATCTCGAAGCTTGGCGTGAGAAAAACCGTCAACAAGCCATCAAGTGCCGCTACATAAATCGTTGAGTCAGATTATTCAAACTAGCAGGGACTAACAATGTTTGATTATCGCGTTTCCAAACACGCTCACTTTGACGATGCATGTAAGGCATTTGTGAATCGTCATAACCTTACCGAACTTGCAGCACTGATGGGCACTAAGCCCCAAATCCTGCGCAATAAGTTTAACCCCGAGCAACCTCACAAGCTTACCTGTGAGGAAGTTCTTTTAATCACTGATTTGACAGAGGATGCCACCCTTCTCGATGGCATGCTGGCACAGATTAATTGCCTGCCGTCTGTTCCGGTCAATGAGATTGCTACTTCTAATCTATCTACCTACGCACTACAGGCAACTGCCGCCGTAGGTTCTATTGCAGCTGATGCAGTGAAAGGTGGTACGGTCAGTTCTCAGCGTCGTATGTCCTTACTCGAAGGTGTTAATGCCGGTATTCGTCATCTGTCATTGATCGGTTTAGTTGTTCAAGGCCGAGTACAGGCATCCCCTGCCCTGGCATCTGCAGTTGGTGCTATTGCAAGCGTCACGACAAATGGGCTGATGTGAATATGGCTGTTTCTATTGCTCCATTTTTAAAACAGCAAAGTCCTTCTCGCCATTTCGGCCATGGTTGCATCGAATTGCCAGGTGGAAAGCGTTGGAACCCTTCAATGTCACAAGCCACTGCCCCGCAGGCCGTGAGAAATTCAAAACCGCTTTTAAAGCGTCTGTTTAGTTGAGGTGATTATGTCTTTAGTGAATGAAGAACATATTCAAATAGGCAAGAAACATCTTTCTAGAATTAAAGAGATGTTTGAATTTAGAAAGAACGTAGCGCAGGAAACATTTGATACTCAGCCGCTGCATATGCGTAGAACAATCTGTTTTCATGCTGGCTTATCTCGTCGCCATCTTGAGATGAAGTTTGCTGAATTAACGCCGACGGAAAGGCATCAAGTAGTTGCGGCGCTAAATTCTTTGCTTGGTTTAACTGAATCACTGCCGAAATTTATCAGTGATGATGATTGCAAGATAAATATTAAACACTAACCCGTATTCAAACTAATTGGCGTCAACTCGCCGGGCATTCGTTTGCCCAAAAACAGGAGTTCTGCATGAAAAATATGATTGATAACACCCGTCAGAATATTGTTGGTTTGCCAGTTATGGGCATTGATTTAGCTTCACCAGAACGCGATTACACATCAGTTCTTGATTTGTCGTTGATGCTCGACACTGCTCGTAATGAAGAACGCGCTAATAGAGCGGTGGTGTTTGCCGGTCGCCTTGAAGCGATTGCCAGTTTCATTCTCAAACGTGAAATGACAGGAATTGAAGCTGCTGAAGCACTCCGCATCGAAGCTAACCGAATTCAAAGTGAAGCGGAGGCGTAACTATGGCTGATGTAATTGACACCGCCCAGGAGCGCGCTGATCTCGTCCTTTCCGCCCAAATCCAAGCCGCCCGCGCAACTGTTGCAGGTGTTTCCGCAATGTTCTGCATCGACTGTGACCGCCCAATACCGGAGGAACGCCGAGCAGCTCTTCCAGGTGTTGAGCTTTGTGTCTACTGCAAAGAACTCGCCGAGTTGAACGCCAGACATTACAGAGGAAACAAGTGATCGTTTTCTCAGTGGCATTACTCATCCTGGCCGGTATTAACGCTGGCTATCTGGTCATTGATATCAAAGACGGTATGTAATGCAGACCAGCCGTTTTACCCCTCAGATTAAAACGCCCGAAGTCTGGGCGTTTCCCTGGAATAAACCACGCCAGGCCGTTTCTGGCCTCGAAAGACCGCTTACCCGTGATGAATACAATCAGGGGCAAGCTGTTTTAATCAGAGTAAAAGCCCTCTCTACCGACCTGCGGGAAATTTTCACAGGTCGCCATGCGTATCTGCTGAAAACTCAGGGCATTCACGTCGCCAACAAATACCTGGTTTATACCCTTGGCCGCAGCATCCTTCCCCGCGTCGAAGCGGTTAATGCCGCTCATGCAATGAATGTTAAAGCCTCCATGAAATTCATGTCTGAGGCAGACACTTATCACAGCCTGCCAAGCATGAGCGATAAACCGCTGCGCCGGTTTGCCCAGGACATTGCGGGACATTTGAAAGTAATTTATGAAGAACGTTGCGATCACTTGCTTGCTCAATACAACGGGGATAATTCGATTCTTTTTGAGAGTGATACCCAGTGCGAGCTATATAGCGAAATTGCAGGTATGGCACAGGCTTTCAATATCACACCGATGTATTGGGCAAGGTATTGCAAAGATAAACTGGATGCTGTTTCCGCTATCGCTGCCATGTCGCGCCTGGTTAATCCGGACTGGTGGTTCCGCCAGCTGAAAGGCCAGCGCACCCGCTGGCGTGAATCTTTGCTGATCGCCATCGGCAAAGTGAACCGCGATGCTTCCCCGTATGCCAGTAAGCAGGCTATCCGTGAAGTACGTGCGCGCCGTCTCTCGAATCTCGACTACCTGAAAAGCTGCGACCTGGAGAACATCGAAACCGGCGAGCGTTTCAGTCTGATCGACAAAGTGATGGCAAGTATTTCAAACCCAGAAATCCGCCGCATGGAGCTAATGAGTACGATTGCCGGCACTGAAAAATATGCTGCTGCGAATGGCGACGTCGGGATGTTCCTGACCATCACCACGCCTTCCAAATATCACCCGACCCGAATGGTGGGTAAGGGCGATAAAAAGCGCGTTCAGCGAAATCACGCCTGGGACAAAGAAGCCTATACCCCGAAAGATGCGCAGCGTTATCTGTGCGGGATCTGGAGCAAAATGCGCACTGCGTTCAAGGATAGCTGCCTGTCCGTTTATGGGATGCGCGTTGTCGAACCCCACCACGACGCGACGCCGCACTGGCACATGATGCTATTCACCAAGCCCGCCATGCGTCAGCGCGTGATCGATATCATGCGCAAATACGCCATGAAAGAAGACGGTGACGAGCGCGGGGCGGCAAAGAATCGTTTTGACTGTAAGCACATGAACCGTGGCGGCGCGGCTGGCTATATTGCTAAATACATCGCAAAGAACATCGACGGTTATGCACTGGAAGGCGAGCGCGACCACGAAACCGGCGAGTTGCTGACTGACTCCGCGGCTGCTGTTACTGCCTGGGCTGCTACCTGGCGTATACCGCAGTTTCATCCTATCGGCCTGCCTACCATGGGTTCATACCGTGAGTGCCGCCGCATCCGTTCCATCAGCCTGACCGAAACCTTTGACGAAGAAGTGGAAGCCGTCCGCGCTGCTGCTGATGCCGGTAATTTTATGGCGTACATATCAGCCCAGGGCGGCGCTAATGTGCCTCGCGACGATCAGACCGTGCGTGTAGCCCGTCGCGTGGCTGACGAGTTGAATGCCTACGATGAAGAAGTGAAAAAGGTTGTGGGCATTTTTGCGCCCCACCTCGGCGACTCGCGTGTTTATGAAACCCGTACAACTCAATGGCGCATTGTTTCTTCTGCCGTTGACGTTGAGGTTTTGACCTCAAAAAGCGCCTCCGGCGCGCCTCGGAGTCCTGTCAATAACTGTGGGTTAGGTGAAAAGAAACAATCCGCAAATAGGCTCGATAGCCAGGCTGGGGGTGCGCCTACAGCGTCCAATTCTGACAACCTGCGAGTTATTGACTGGACAGACACTGCCGCCGTGAGGGCGATTGTGGCGCGTATACGTGAAGAAACGCCGAAAGTCAGCAAGGCGCAGCGAAGTTTTGACCCAACGAAGGGGCGCGATGTTGCCCCATCAGCAAGATTGACTGCTGAAGAACGGGCGCGATTGCCTCAGATTGAACAAGAATTGCTTAAAAACGATATCAAAGCTCAAAGATGGGAGCTGGAAGCATTAACCCGGGGAGCCAAAATCAGTTTTGGTGATGTTGTGATCCATCACCCCCCTCTAATGGACTGGCAGGAATTTTATGACGACTAGGACTGTTTAAACATTCATCTAAGCTATTGGTTAAAAAGTAACATTCAGTTTTTATTGGAATTTGTTAAGGAATGGTAATATTATACTGTATAAATAAACAGTGCATTGGAGTGAGTAATGGTATCCTCTCATGAGCTAAAGATGGCTTTGATAAAAATCCGGCTTATGGCTGACATCGCACAGTCAGGCCAGTGCAGAAATGACGACTACGCACTGGTGATGGAAATGATCTCTGATATGGCCGACAGCGTTCTGGATGATGCAGATACGCCGTCAGTGCCATTCTCTGTTTACGACGATGAAGAATAGCCAGGATTGCGGGCGATCTCTCTTTGTAAGCTCTGCATGCAGTGAGTGCATGATTTTGCATTGTGATCGCCCTGCTCTTTTCTCCCCGCGACACCAGTGCTGGCGTGGATCACAGTGGATCACGCAACTGCATCAAAAGCGCCCCATAAAGCGGGCAGGCGTGGCGGGGATAGCATTGCGCGCTTGATAAGTGGAATGTATTTTTTTGTTTAAGCACTTAATAATTTTCTTAACAGTTAAGAAACTGATGTGGTGAAAAACTAAAAAAATATAATAAGTTATGCAAAGAGATAGAGTTTAATTATAAAAAATAATAGCCAGCCCGCAGAGTGCGTTAGCTTTAAAGGTAATTAGTAATATATAAAATTATTCTCGAGATGATTTATAGCGGGGTTTCCGTCTTAAATATTTAAGCGCCACACGAAGGTTTGGCGCTCAGAAATTTAATTTAAAGGTTTAAGTTTTTTAAATTCAGTTGCCCACGTTTCTAAGGAAGTCGCCCTGCGTTTAGCTGTATCTTCACTGAGCCCACTAGAGTTATTAATTAAAAATTCAGTCGCGCTATCAGGATCAACATCAATTATCCTATCAACATTACAGTATTTCATCCATGCCCAGCCACAAACAGAATTTTCAAATGCATCAGCAAAAATGCGCAACTTCCCTATATAAGTTTCCTCCATAGACAGTTTCCATCCAAGAGGAAGTAGAACAAAACCATTTTCTTTTAAAAGACCTAAAAGTTTTGCTGCTCTTTTATAGTAATTTATTTGCCTTGGTGTAATACCTTCTGATTCGTCATTAAATGGAGAATTATCAGCAACGCAAGTTACCAATTTCATTAAGCGTGTAAGATCATTGGCTTGCGGTATCAACTCGCTAGATATAAACCTTTGATTATGCTCAATTATTCTTTCTTGGGTAGATTTTATGGATTTTGCATCTATGAGTGCAATGCTAGCTCCAGTATTTGTACGCAATTCAAACTTATAATTAAATTCTCTTAATGAAGAAAGTAACTCTTCAAAAATATCCAAATCTATATTGAGCTGCTCCAACTCTTCAGGTTGAATATTCTTATTCTTAAGTAATTCATTCAACTTCAATGAATTACATAACATTTCTTTGTTATTAGAAGCGCGGAACTTTGATTTATAAGAACCTAGACTTGCAGAAAGTGGAACCAAGGAAGCATCATCAAAATTCATTCTCTTCATAATAGAAGCATAAAGCTTATTCCAAGATCCGATAATTTTTTGTACCGGTTCCCATTCAATATCTTTTTTGCTATTTTCTCTGAAAATTCGAACTTCATGAACAGAACTTAGTTCATCAGCTAAAGCTGGATCATAACCAACTTCATGCTCCCCGTCTTCGTTTTGAACGATATGATATCCTATCGGAGGTAATAAGTCTAAATCCACATTTTCAATACTAAGCAGCTCGAATATGTAAGCATGTTCAGAATTAAAAGGTGTATTTATTTTTATTACGTTTTTATATAAAAAGAAGTCTCTTATTTGTATAAACCCGGATTCAAGATTTTTAATTTCTAATTCATTGACAGCAACGTAATACCAAGAATCATCATAATCAGACTCGTCAACCCAATGAGCTAAATAATGCTGTTTTTTTGATTTTGAAAACGCTAAAAAAGTTCGTGGAACATCGTAAAAACTAAAAGTTTTTATGATTATAAGGACCCCTAGTTCTTCAGTTTTTGGTAAGTAATACATAATTACTCCAAAACCTTAAAGGCAATTTCAATTTTAGTTTTCATTCTCAACCATGTTTCAAAATGAGTTTTTTTATTAGGAAGAGACATCTTTCCATGGATTGGTACGAGGGTTCCACATGCAATCCTTTTCTCTCTAAGCGGCTTATGAAAACCCTTCAGTTCCCTAATTTTATCAAGACTTTGAAACATCGAAGTACCGAAATCAGAAGCCGTAAGGAGTTTATCTTTCTTAACATAAGGCTCGCGATTATGTCCCACAAAGTCTGACTCATCTGGCGGATCCGTTTTGACTATTCTATACGCAATCCCAGCAGCATCAAGCGCGTCAAATGGTGGTACGTCTTTTGGGAAATCGTCAGGCCAAGGGCATTCTGTGTAGTCCATAATTGTAATCCTTACAATTTGCTAAGTCTTTCAATAGCTATAGAAAAAGCATTTGCACTCTTATCATTACCTACAAATCTTCTTTTAAGATTAAGTGCAGCTTCACCAGTTGAACATGAACCCATGAAGGGATCACAAATAGTTTCTCCCTCAATACTACTTTGTTTTATCAAAATTTCCAATAATTGTGTCGGTTTTTCAGTCGGATATCGTCCTACGAGCCTAGGAACTTTAATAATATCAGGAATTGATAAGTCGTTGATTTTACGCTTACCCTTCTCGAAGAATAAAATAAATTCATATTTCGCGCGGTAATGATAGCCCATACCTATGCGGTCTTTGTCCCAAATTAACGGCTTCCAAAACTTGAAACCTACGGATTCAGCAATCGGTTTAGCATAAAAGGCCGTTTCTTGATCACAGAAAAGATAAAAGTGACTGTTGTTTTTTAAAACCCTATATATTTCAATGAACAACTCTTCAAATCTATCATTTGGGAAAATCTCAAACCAAAAATTACTTGAACGCTTGCTCAAAGATAATCTCGTTGTTGTACCTGACTTTCGATGCTTTTCCAGGGACTCATAAGGAGGATCTGTTATAAATAAATTAACTGACCCCGACTGCATATTTTTGAGCAATTGAACGGCATCTTCTTGATAAAGTTGATAGTTGCTAACTGGTAAAGGTTGGCTAACCATGTACATTCCTATAAGTTAAGCTTTTTATTATTGTATATTCATACAGTGTTTTTATCATGATTTTTTGTTGTGCCATGTGGAAAACTCATTTATACCATTACTTATCATGTAGTTATAAAATTTAATTAACTCCTTAAAGTCTCAATTTAACGTTGTCTTTTTAGCCCAATACATACGATTGAAAAGAAATTACTTGTGTTGCAAACAAACAATCTAAATCTCTCATCCTCTCCTGCAGTGGCGTCAGCTCGTTCCTAACGAACACCTGCGCCGCCTTCTCCACATCCCCAAACCCGCCCGCATTATCAGGAATGATCCCCATCATCTGCGGTGGAACGCGATGCGCGCTCAGCAGGTCATCACGGCTGGATTTCTTGATGTTGAAGAAATCATCCTTAGTGGCGACCTCACTCAGAGGCAAAATCTGAATGCCGTCCTTTTTGCCGTTCGGCGCGTACATGAACAGGTTGCGGAAGTTGCCCAAACCTTTGGTGTCCCTCATTGCCTTACGCATTGAATCTATATCGCTGCTGCTCTGGGCGGCGTCGGTCATATACAGGATGTAACCTGCGTGCGCGCCGTTTTGGTAATACTTGCGGCGGAACAACGTGGCGGCCTCGTTTAGCCAGGCAGAGTTAAGCGCGCTCAGATATTCAGGCAGCCCGTAAATCTCCTGATTAATGTCAGGTTCGATTAGATGAAAGATGCTACCGGCCGCAAACTGATGCGGTTCCTTCCAATCATGCACAAACCAGTACGTCCCCTCTTCCACTCCGCGACGCACATATTTAGCTGGCACGGCCTCAAAGCGTAACGGTTCGCCGAGCTGGTTACGGATCAGTTCCAGATACGCATTCCCGAACACCAGATAATCCAGCGCAAATTTGCTGAACTCCTGCTGGCTCAGCAGTGGATGCGGGATAAATGTCGAGGCGAGGATATTACGTTTCACGTAAATCGGTGAGCTGTGATGTACGGCGGCGCGAAGACTGCGGGCAAGACCGTCGAAACTGACCGGAGGCTCATACCAGCGGCCGTTGCCGGTGCATTCGATGTAATCCAGAATCTCGCGGCGGTCTAAAACCGGCGTCGGATCACCGAAGCTGAATACCTCCGCGCCCTGCTGGCTTTCAGTTGTGGTGGTCTGTGTGGTTTTACGGTATTTGCGCTTGCTCATTTAGTAGAACTCCAGAATGTTCGGGCTTTGTCCGCCATTGGCGGCGGTCAGTGGTTCGTTTAACAGGGCGTGCATGATTGCCCACGCGACATCGGCGTGGCTGGCCTCTTCACTGCGGCTGGCTTCGTAGGTGGAACGGTTGCCGCTGGCGGTCATCGTTTTGCGGATCGCCATAAACGAGGCTGTGATGTCGGTATGGCCGGTGTCATATTCCAGGCGGCCGGAGCTGATGGTGTCTTTTGCTTTGAGTACCAGCGCGGTTTTCACTTCGGGGCTGTAACGGATCTCACGCGCCGCAGGAAAGAACTGCTGCACAAGCTGGAATACCCCCTGCCCGATGCCAGTCGCATCGATACCGATGTACTCAACGGCATAACGATTGGTGAGTTCCTCGATGCTTCTGGCCTGTGCGGCAAAGTCCATGCCTTTCCACTGATGCCGCTCGAGCACGCGGAACTTGCCGCCGGAAACAACTGGCGGGGCAATCACTGCACAGCCTGCGCTGTCGCCGGTGTGCGACGGGTCGTAACCAATCCACACGGGACGATAGGCAAACGGTCGCTTCAGGTACGGGTCAAAGTCTTCCCATTCATCCAGACTGTCCACCATGCAGCCCTGCAACTCGGCGAACGGGAACACCGACGCCTGATCGTCCACGAACTCGCACATCAGCAAGTTTTCATATTCGGCGGGGCTGTATTCCAGTTGCAGCTGTTCCAGGTCGAAAAGGTTACAGCCGCCTGACAATGCATCTTCCACCGTCACAATCTGCCGCCACTGGCCGTCATCGCACAGCACGCCTTTTGACAGGTGCGAGTGCGTTAAATCCAGGTCAATCCTGTCGGCCTTATTGCGGCGCCCTTTGTTGAATAGTTCACCCGACCAGAACGGATAGGCACTGTGTGCCAGACTGGATGGCGTGGAAAAGTAGGTGCTTCGCCATTTCTTATGCAGCGACATGCCGGAGGCGACTTTGCGCAGCTCCTGAAATTTAGGGATCCAGAAGTATTCGTCCAGGTATATATTGCCGGTATAGCTCTGCGCGGTGCGAACGTTGGTACCGAGAAAAATCAGCCGTGCACCGTTCGGCAGCACAATCGGATCGCCTTTTAAATCGACGTCCACCTGTCTCGCAAAGTCGATAATGTAATTTTTAAAAACGTGCGCCTGCGCCTTGCTGGCCGACAGGAAAATCTGATTGCGACCGGTGGTCAGCGCATCAATCAGCGCTTCCCGGGCAAAGTAGAAGGTTGCGCCAATCTGGCGGGACTTGAGGATGTTGCGGATACGGTGCTGAAGCCCTGCCTGATGCCATCCACGCTGATACTCAAACGACGTTTCAATGAAGATGTCGCCGAGTTTCTCAATGGCCTCATCGCTGAAAACATTCTTATCGGGTACCTTTCGTTCGCCCTTGTTACGGTTGGCGACATTCGGATTTAAATCAGCTTCACTGCCGGTGTGGCTATAGCGGTTAACCCTTGCCAGGCGTTCAATCTGTCGGCCTAACAGGTCGATTTCTTTGTAGTCCTTCCCCTCTTTTACATCTTTCATGACGAGCTGGATCAGTCGCGCTTCCATGCTGGTTTCCACGCGAGAAATAGGCGCAATGGCCTCCCACTGATCGCGAGTTTTCCAACTCTGCACGGTCGGCGTTTTTTGGCTCAGCATCTCCCCGATTTGCCGCACAGAAAAACCCTGCCAGTAAAGCAGTGCCGCCTGTCGGCGCGGGTCGCTGATGATGGTGTAGTTTGAAATATTCATGCCGCCACGTTACCGGCCAAACAGCCGTTTTTCGCGCTGCCCACGTTGTGCCATCGGGTAACAACCCGCATCGGCTGGCGGCCTGCGGTGACTGTCTGGAAACTAACTCCCGTTCTCAACACTCATTACCGGAGTCAGTTACATGGCAAAGAAAGTATCGAAATGGTTCCGTATCGGGGTCGAAGGCGACACCTGCGACGGCCGCGAAATTGATGCTAACGACATCAAGCAAATGGCGGAGACATACAGCGCGAAAGCTTACGGTGCCCGCGTCAATCTGGAGCACATCAAAGGCGTATTACCGACCAGCGATTTCCGCCGCTATGGCGACGTGATCCAGCTGAAAGCCGAACAAATTGATGACGCGGCTGAACCGCTGCTGCATGACAAATGGGCGCTATACGCGATGATCAGCCCGACCGCAGATTTAACGCAGATGGTCGGCGACGGGCAGAAGGTTTACACCTCGATGGAGATCAAACGTAACTTCGCCAATTCCAATAAATCCTACCTGGTCGGTCTGGCCGTCACCGATGACCCCGCAAGCCTCGGCACTGAAATGCTGGAGTTCAGCCGCAAAGCCAAACAGAACCCGCTCGCCGGTCGTAAAACCGATCCGGACAGCCTCTTCACCGTCGCCACCGAAGCACTGATTGAGTTTGAAGATGTGCCAGAAACTACACCTTCTCTTTTCGCCCTGGTGAAACAAAAGCTTTCCCGTAAGCAGGCGTCAGACGATGCCCGGCTGGCCGATGTTCACGAAGCCGTCAGCGAAGTCGCTCAATACGCTCAGACCGGACTGGATAAGCATGAAACCAGCCTGACTGACCTGCTGAGCCGCGTCGATACTCTGGAAAAATCCACCGCTGCCGAGCATGACGCCCTCATTGAATTGAAAGGCAAGCTTGCGCAGACACCGGCGCAGAACTTTAACCAGCGCCCACATGCAACCGGCGGTACAGGCGCTGACGAGACAGTGACCGACTGCTGATCCGACATATTTAATTTACCCTCAGGAAATAAGTCATGAAAAAAGAAACGCGCTTTAAATTCAATGCGTTCCTCTCCCAGCTCGCCAAACTCAACAACGTTGACGTCGGCACGCTGGACAAGAAATTTAACGTCGAGCCGTCCGTCACGCAGACGCTGATGACGCGATTGCAGGAGTCCTCAGAGTTTCTGACCCGCATCAACATCATTCCGGTAGACGAAATGATGGGCGCGAAAGTGGGCGTCGGTGTGACTGGCACGATTGCCAGTACCACCAACACTGACGCGGGTGATGAGCGTGAAACAGCTGATTTCACCAAGCTGGATCAGGAGGGCTACCACTGCACCAAAACCAACTACGACTTCCACTGGATGTACAGCAAGCTGGATTTGTGGGCGCGATATAACGATTTTCAGACCCGCCTGCGTGACGCCATTATTAAGCGTCAGGCATTGGATCGCATCCTTGTCGGCTTTAACGGTATTTCCCGCGCACCGACGTCTAACCGCGTTCAGAATCCGCTGTTGCAGGATGTCGGTGTGGGCTGGCTGCAAAAATACCGCCTCAATGCCCCGTCCAAAGTGATGGGCATGATTGTCGCCGAAGACGGCACCGTGACCAATGAGGCGGTTAAAGTCGGTGGCGTAGGTGAGTACAAAAACCTCGACGCGCTGGTCTTTGATGCAGTCAACGAACTAATCGACCCAATCTATCAGGACGACACCGAACTGGTGGTGATCTGCGGCCGCAAGCTGCTCGCGGATAAGTATTTCCCGCTGATCAACAAACAGCAGCCAAACACTGAGGCAATGGCCGCCGACCTGATTGTCAGCCAGAAACGCATCGGCAATCTGCCCGCCGTTCGTGTGCCCGGCTTCCCTGCTAATGCCATGCTGATCACCCGCCTGGATAACCTGTCTATTTACTGGCAGGACGGCACGCACCGCCGCCACGTTGAGGAAGTACCAAAACGTGACCGTATCGAAAACTACGAATCGATTAACGAGGATTACGTGGTGGAAGACTACGGCTGCGGTTGTCTGATCGAGAACATCGAGGTAACCGCCGGTGCAGATGACAAGGACGAAAAAGCTGAACTCAGCAAATTCACCTCGGCGATTGTTGACGCCATCAAAACTGCATCCGGTACTACCGCACCGGCAGCTCAGGAGTAAGTCATGACCAGCCCTGCCCGACGTCATTTGTTGCGGCAGTCAGCTATCGAAGCCGCGCAGCAGGATACCAGCCTGCTGCGTCATGCCACCGGCTATGAACTGCTGCTGCAAAAGCTTAATGCTGACCAGAAAGCCCTGAAAAAAGCCTACTCCGGAGAGAAAAAGGCAGAACTCAAACGCAAGATGCTGCCCGAATATGCGCCGTGGGTGGCGGGCGTTCTCGCCGAGGGAAAAGGCGCTCAGGACGCCATCCTGATGACCATCATGATCTGGCGGATTGATGCCGGTGATTATACCGGTGCGCTGGAAATCGCCCGCTACGCGCTGCATTACAAGCTGGCGATGCCGTTCGGCAAACGTCCTGCCGGTTATGCACTGGCGGAGGAAATCGCCGACATGAGCTCCCGCGCTCATGCTGCCGGTGAGCCGGTCAGTCTCGATGTACTGATGACCACGATCGAACTGACGGAAAGCCAGGACATGCCAGATCAGGTGCGCGCCAAGCTGCACAAAATCACCGGCTACCTGTATCGCGACGCGGAGAAACTGCCGCTCGCCCTGCAACACCTGAAACGCGCCTTCCAGCTAAACAGCAACTGCGGCGTCAAAAAGGATATTGAGCGGTTGGAATCAGCCATCAAAAAGGCGGCCAACGGCTAAACAGAACGCGCCCCGCGCCGGACGGCACGCAAGCCGCGACAGGTCTGTGACCTCGTTCAACGCTGGCGTCCACCGTCCCCTATTCAGAGGTCACTATGTCTCTTGTTGTACCTGCACCAAAGCCGGACGCCGCGACGGAACCCGCGATCAAAAACACGCACTTCTGGCCGGATATCAGTCCGGTGGAGTTACGCGACACGCTGCGCCTGGAAGGAACGGTGACCGCCAAACGTCTGCGCGCCGTCATTAAGTACGCGCTGACCGAAGTTAACGCTGAGCTTTACAGCTACCGCGTTGCACAACTGGCTCAGGGATACAAAACCCTTGCTGATGTCCCGGCAGACCAGATTGATGACGAAAGTATCAAAGTCTGTGCCTACCTGCGGGCGGTTTCATCCATTACGGCTGCCATTCTTGCGGAACGATATCCGAACAGTGATACCACCGATGCTGGCAGTAAAAAGGCCGAGATTGTCGAAAGTACGGTTGATGAACTGTGGCGTGATGGCCGCAATGCGATCAGCGACGTCGCTGGCGTGTCGCACTGTGTGATCGGTCTGCTCTGATGAAAGTCTATGCCGAACAAGGCGACACCGTGGATTCGCTCTGCTGGCGGTATTACGGGCGTACCGAGTCGGTGATGGAACAGGTTTACGCGGCTAACGTTGGCTTAGCCGCTCGCGGGGCAATTCTGCCCCATGGCTACGCGGTGGAACTGCCGGATGTTACTCAGGCCGCAGTCAGTGAAACCGTCTCACTTTGGGACTGATGACCATGGAGCGCATCACCTCGTTTATCTGTTACTGCGTCGCGGCCTTTCTTGCCTGGCTCGGCGCAATGTCGCCGCAGGATATTGCCTTTCTGGTGGGGGCAGGCGTCGGCGTCGCGACCTTCCTGGTGAACTGGTATTACCGGCGCAAAACTTACCGACTGCTCAAACAGATGGGCGTCAGTGGAGAAATCAATGCAGCCATCAATCGTTAGACGCTGCGCCGTCGCCGCTGTTCTGGCGATTGTTGCGCTGTTGCCGCAAACGCCCACGTTGAAAACGTCCGCCGCCGGTCTGGCACTGATTGCCGATTTTGAAGGATGCCGCCTGTCAGCCTATCAGTGCAGCGCGGGCGTCTGGACAAACGGCATCGGGCACACCGCAGGCGTGAAGCCGCAAACGCAAATCAGCGAACGTCAGGCCGCCGTTAACCTGGTGGAAGACGTGATGCGGGTGGAGAAAGGCATTGCCCGATGTATGCCGGTTGCCATGCCGCAGCCGGTGTACGACGCCGTGGTGTCCTTTGCCTTCAACGTCGGCGTGACGGCGGCGTGTAAATCCACCCTGGCGTTTTTCATCAACAAGGGGGAATGGCGAAAAGCCTGCGAACAGTTGCCGCGCTGGGTGTTCGTGAACGGTGTCCGCGTCACCGGCCTGGAGCGCCGCCGCGCGAATGAGCTGGCCTACTGCCAGCGGGGAGTCTGATGCGCATTTTAATTTTATTACTGCTGATCGCCCTTGCCCTAGCGGGGATGCAAACTTGGCGTATCAGTGGATTGCACGCCGAGGCGGTGCAGGCACAGAAGATTATCGGCACGCTGTCCGCCGGAATCGAAAGCCGCGACAACGTTATTAATCGCCTGAACGATGATGCCGTGTCGCGGGAACGCCAGGAGCAAAGCCTGCGCGCGCAGCTCTCACAGGCCGGTCAGCGGGCACGGGATCGTGAATACACAATTCAAAGGTTACTCAATGAAAATCAGGAAATGCGCGATTGGTACGCTGCTCCTCTGCCTGACGGTATTGGCCGGATGCACGCTCGTCCCGCCTTCGCCAGCGCCGCGGATTATTTACGTTGGCTGTCCGGCGGTAACGAGCTGCCCGATACCGGCAAGCTCACCGCTCACTAACGGCGATTTAAGCAGTGACGTCAGAAACCTGGAGGCCGCGCTGACCGCCTGCGGCCTTCAGGTGGAAGCGGTCAAACAATGCCAGGAGGAACACCGTGTTAAAACCCGCCCAGCTGAGAAAGGCGTTAACTGATGCGGTTCCGGTGCTGCAAACCAGCCCCGACACCCTGCGGATGTTTGTGGATAACGGGCGCATCGTTTCCACGTTAGCCAGCTCGCTGTCGTTTGAATACCAGTATCAGACAGAACTGCTGATCACCAACTTTGCCCAGGACTGCGATCTGATTATTGTGCCGATCCTTGCGTGGCTGCGGGAGAACCAGCCGGACATCATGGCGACGCCGGAAAAGCAGCAGACCGGATTTAAATTTAAGGCCGATATGCTGGATGATGGTTCCTACGATATCGCTATTGATGTGCAGCTCACCGAGCGCGTGATTGTGAAACAGATTGATGCCGGTCTGTACGTGGAGCATTTTCCGGAACCGCCGCTGCCGGAGCCGGTGGAAAGGCCGCGTGAACTGTACCTGCACGGCGAGTTAGTGAGTCAGTGGCATGAGTGAGCTGACTGCGTTTGATACCCGCCTGGCGGGATTGATTGCCGCGCTGTCACCGCAAAGCCGGAAGGCGATGGCGGCGACCATTGCGAAGCGTCTGCGCAAACATCAGCAGCAGCGCATTAAGCAGCAGGTCACACCGGAAGGGCTGCCGTTCACCCCGCGCCGCCCGCAGCCGTTGCGGGCAAAGAAAGGCCGCATTAAGCGGGAAATGTTCGCCAAACTGCGCACGGCAAAATACATGAAAGCCAGAGGCACCGCTGACGATGCGGTAGTGGAATTTACCGGCCAGGTTCAGCGCATGGCGAAGGTGCATCAGTACGGGCTGCGGGATCGTCCGTCTGTCCGTGCAAAAGAAATGCAGTATCCGGCGCGTCCGTTGTTGGGGCTGGACGCGGAGGATATGAAGATTGTGGAAGATGAATTGCTAAAATGTATTAGCTCAGACTTGACCTGACAAGACTGCGGCACAGGGCCAACCTAATCTGAAGGGCAGCTCTGTACCAAAAGCAGATGTTGATAGCGTTTTACTTTGTTAGTATATCAGGAAGAGTTCGTATTAACCCTTAGGAGAAGGTAATGGATGAAAATATAGGCATGAGTTATATTGAGAGGGTAGCAAATGGTAATGCTGGTGAGTTTTATTTTGCATATTGGGTTTCAAATAACTTCATCTGGCCTTGTCGCATTCTTGATATTGATATGGGATTGGATGCTCAAATTGAAATTTACGATGAACAATATCATTCAACAGGGATGTTTATTGGCGTGCAGGTGAAAACAACCGCGAAGACGCTAGAAGAATCCCCTTGCGTTTCTGTCCCCCTAAAAAACATAGTTTACTGGGAAAGCATTAATGACCCAGTTATTATTATTCGAGTTTGTCTTAATAACAACTCTCAAGAACCTAGCTTGTATTGGAAACATCTTAAGAAAAAAGAATTAAGAAATTATTTATCAAAATCCAAAATAAAAACTCATGAAACAGTATCAATAAGTTTTGAAGGAAATGATGATTTATTGAAAAAGAGCGATAAATCATTATGGTTGAAAGTTTTTTTGAACGATGAAGATATGGACATTATTGAGCATGCAGAAACAATTCAATCTAAAATAGATTTCTTAGGCCTATATTTTGAAAAAAATTCTGACGATGGGCAACTTACTGCTGGATATCCATATCACAATTTCCCTTCAGAACTTAACGATATTTTGAACGAATATGACATATTGTCAAACGCTGTTAAAATCAACCCTCGATTGAAGTATCTTTCAAACGAAGTAACATCGGCCATTAATTCCTACAGCTTACATATCAACATTATATTAAGCGCTTTCACTGAGGGGTGGAAAAGCCACTCAATTCATATTTCCGATTTTAATCTGTCATCATCAACAATCAACCCTGCACTTCATAGAATCATTATTGGCGATTAACTTTCATTCTCTACGCGAATAAATCCACTCCTCAATTAATTTTACAGACTAGGGAATGCTAACTATTTATCCTTCAATAAGGTTATTGTATAACCTTATTGAACCTGATCCCAAAATCCTGTTCCATTCAGAAACAGAATTTCGTAGTCATATACACTCCTCTGAGCGGAGGTGGTGCCGATGAAAAATCACGATACACCGAAGAGCAGATTATCTTAGCCCTGAAGCACTAGGTACACCGGTGCCCGAAGTCTGCCCTAAACTGGGCATTTACGATGCCACGTGTTACATATGGTGCAATAAATAAGGTGGCATTTCTTCCTTATAACTTAAGCACATGTGGCAGTTGGAAGAGGTAAACCTGCGGCTGAAGAAACTGGTGACCGTCCAGAGCCTCAATAACGCAACTTGCAGTGCGTGCTGGCAAAAAAGAACTAACGCGGGCGCGGTTGAACGAATGGCTTCGCGTTCTGCAGGCACATTACGGGGCCAACGAACGGCAGGTCTGTTTGCGCTGCGGATCAGCCGCAGTTCGTTCCGTTATCGCTCAGTGGCGGCCTATGACAGCGCCCTGCCCGGCATATCCGTGAAATTACGGAAAGTCGCTTACATTACAGCTACCGGCGGGTTCACATCCTGCTCCGGCTGGAGGGAGGGACATACGTAAACACATTATACCACCTCGACCGTGAACAGGAACTGTCTCTTCGGCTCAACGCCCCACAGTAATAAATCGGTATAGCGTCCAGCCTCAGAGCCTCTACCAGAACCATGTCTGGAGCATAAGATTTTGTCTCCGATGCGCTGTTAGACGGAAGCCTGTTGTTCCTTATTATGACCGGATCATATTCGAGATCAGGGTCATATATTCGAAAGTTCATGATTCAGAAGTGCCAGAAGCGGAAATATTCATCATATTTAGCTTATTTCATACAAATGGCACTGGTACCCGTAAATTTGACTCAACCTTATAAAAGGTTACGATATTCCTCAACTGATATTGAATTAATGTTAGGAAGAATTGAGTTGAAAATAGCATCATTACTAACAATAATGTTATCATGATCAACGAGATATAACGTATGAAGTATGTCAAGAAGGTCGTTCTTTGAAGCTGCTTCTCGAAGGCATGTTCTTTTTAAATTATAGGCATAATTTGCAAAAAAGAATAAGTCTAGACCATTATTATAAGTGTTTAATATTTCATGATCGCTGAGATTTGACTCGGGATACAATGTTCTAAAGACATTGGGTGCCTCAGTTTGTTTTAAATTTTCCATCAGGAAGCGTGAAGGATGCGCGTCTTTTGGTACTTTGTTAAAGTAACTTGGTGTCTCACGTTCTGAACCTAACATTTGATCTAAACTTAATTTAATCATTTCTTTAGGGGGAGCAGGAACAGCACAGGCTGTAGTCATATTACTTTGAAAACTCTTAGTGCCAAACTCATATCTCTCAGTAATTTCTTTGTAATCTTGCTGTGCCGGTTCGGTATTTGTTAGAATGGCTTGCAGTTTAACTTTAACTGACTCCGACTCATGTACATGCGCACCGTTGTTAAACGCTAATTCCATCATCTCAAATGGCATAAAATCGATAAATCTTAATTCAACAGACTGAAGAGATTTGAGCAAACCTAGTCTGCGATCGCTATCTCTAGCTCTACCAATTCCTTTAGTCAACTCGAAAAGTGAGAACGTTGAAGTATAAGACTCCTTAAGTAATTTTTCATTATTTTTTAGGGAACCGCCAAGCGCTCTTAGAGCGTTAGTTTCAAGATAGTATTTCACTAAATCTCCTATATAATCTTTGAGAATTTGAAGCTTTCAATAATATCGTAAGCCCTTTTTATTTCCATTGTAAGCTAATATTTTAATATTTAAAAACTGTATTTTATTGATGGAAATCAAAGTTTAAATTTAGCCAGATATCCGTTCTTCGCTCACACCATACTGTGAGATTTGATGATGTTCAACCTACTACATGTATCAGCTCAAGTTTGAGCTAATACTCCTCAGTCAGTGATCCCCACGTTGTGCCACCCGCCATCAACCTGCCTCAAATTGTATGCCGCCTGACAGGGCGGCATTCTTTTATCCATGAATACATCCATCCCAAACAACGACATTCCGCGCCTGTTGCGCAATCTGATCCGCATTGGCACCGTTGCCGAGGTGGATTTAGATGCGGGCACCTGTCGCGTGAACACCGGCGGCAACGTCACCGACTGGCTGCATTGGCTGACCTCCCGCGCGGGGCGTTCCCGTTCCTGGTGGGCACCGTCCGCCGGTGAGCAGGTTCTGCTGTTCTGCCTGGGCGGTGAACTCGACACCGCCTTTGTGATGCCTGCCGTTTTCTCTGATGAATTCCCCGCCCCGTCTGCCTCGGCGGATGCCGTACACGTTACTTTCCCTGACGGCGCGGTGATCGAGTACGAGCCGAAGACCGGCGCGCTGCTGGCAACCGGCATTAAGTCTGCAACGGTGAACGCTGCCGATAAGGTGGCTGTCACCGCCCCACTGATTACCTGCACGGCGAAAACCCGCATCACGCTCGACACGCCGGAGGTGGTCTGCACTAACAAACTCACCACCGCCACTATCGAGATTAAGCAAGGCGGCAAGATGACAGGAAATCTGACCCACTCGGGCGGTAGCATCACATCAAACGGCGTGGTGGTTCATACCCATAAACACGGCGGCGTCCAGACGGGCGGCGGTCAAACGCAGGTGCCTTCATGACTAACGCGAAATACATCGGCCTGGCTCGCGACACGGGGCGCAGCGTCGAAGACCTGGCACACATTCAGCAGTCGGTCAGCGACATTTTGCGCACGCCCGTCGGTTCCCGCGTCATGCGCCGTGACTATGGTTCACTGCTATCGATACTGACTGACCGCCCGCAGAATGCGGCGCTGCGCCTGCAAATTATGGCGGCCTGCTACAGCGCGATCCTCAAGTGGGAGCCACGCGTCAGCCTGACCGGCATCACCTTTGAAACGACGTTTGATGGAAAAATGGTGGTGGATATTACCGGCACCCGCAAAGACACGTTCGCCGCCATTTCCTTAACCCTACCCGTGAGCTGAATTATGGCAACTATCGACCTGAGCCAGTTACCCGCCCCCGACGTGGTGGAGGTGCTGGATTACGAAATTCTGCTGGCGGAACGCAAAGCCACGCTGGTCTCCTTGTACCCCGAAGACCAGCAGGCCGCCATCGCCCGCACATTGACCCTGGAGTCTGAACCGATTGTGAAGCTGCTGGAGGAGAACGCTTACCGCGAAGTGATCCTGCGTCAGCGGGTTAATGAAGCTGCGCAGGCGGTGATGCTGGCTTATGCCACCGGAACAGACCTGGACAATATCGCCGCCACGTTCAGCGTGCAACGCCTGACGATCACGCCTGCGGATACGGTCAGCGTGCCCGCCGTGGCGGCAGTCATGGAAAGCGATGCTGATTTGCGTATCCGTGCGCAGCAGGCGTTTGAAGGGCTGAGCGTGGCCGGTCCGATTGGTTCCTATGAGTATCACGGGCGCTCGGCTGATGGACGCGTGGCGGATATTTCGGTGATCAGTCCGTCGCCTGCCTGCGTGACGATTTCCGTGCTGGCACAGACCGGCAACGGCACCGCGCCCGCCGACCTGCTGGCGAAAGTACAGGCCGCGCTCAATGATGAAAACGTGCGCCCCGTGGCTGACCGCGTGACCGTCCAGTCTGCCACCGTGGTCAGTTACACCATTGATGCCGTGCTGTATCTGTTCCCTGGTCCGGAAGCCGAACCCATCCGCGAAGCCGCCGAAGCCAAGCTTATCGCCTACACCACCGCGCAGCACCGTTTAGGCCGCGACATCCGGCTGTCCGCCATTTATGCCGCGCTGCACGTTGAAGGCGTGCAGCGGGTGGAGCTGAAAAGCCCCGCCGCTGACATCGAGCTGGATAAAACGCAGGCGTCATTCTGCACCGCTTACACCCTGAAAGTGGGCGGTTACGATGAGTGATCGCCTGCTGCCCGCCGGTTCCTCCGCGCTGGAGGTCGCCGCCGCCGACGCCTGCGCCGCGCTTGAAAACGTGCCGGTGCCGCTGCGGCAGCTTTGGGATCCGCTGACCTGTCCGGCAAAGTTTTTGCCGTACCTGGCGTGGGCGCTGTCGGTTGACCGCTGGGATGAAAACTGGCCTGTCGCCACCAAGCGCCGCGTCATTCAGTCGGCCTGGTTCATTCACTGCCACAAGGGAACTATCGGTGCCATCCGGCGCGTGGTGGAGCCGCTCGGCTACCTGATTAACGTGACCGAGTGGTGGGAAACGAATGACGAACCAGGGACGTTTCGCCTGGACATCGGCGTGCTGGAAACCGGCATCACCGAAGAAATGTATTTAGAAATGGAAAGGCTGATTGCTGACGCTAAACCTGCCAGCCGCCATCTGATCGGGCTGACCATCACCCAGGACATCAAAGGCGATGTTTACATCGGCGCGGCGCAATACCTTGGCGAACTGCTGACCGTTTACCCCGCATAAGAGGACGATATGAGCACATTTAAATCCGTTGTCACCACGCTCGGGCAGTCGCGCATTGCGGCAGCCATTGCGGCGGGAACTGACATCAACATTACGCAGCTTGCCGTCGGTGACGGCAACGGCAAGGCGACCACACCCGTCGCCACGCAGACCAAACTGGTTAAAGAGGTGTACCGCACGCCGCTCAATTCCTTAAAGCTGGATCCGACTCATGGTAACTGGGTGATTGCTGAGGCGGTGATTTCTGCCAGCGTCGGCGGCTTCTGGATGCGTGAAATGGGGCTGTTTGCTGACGACGGTGCGCTGATTGCCGTCTGTAATATGGCGGACACGTACAAGCCAACTTTGGCGGAAGGTTCAGGCCGCACGCAGACGTTGCGGATGGTGATTGCCGTCAGCAACACCGAAGCTATCAGCCTGCTGATCGATGACTCGGTGATTATGGCGACTGAGCAGTATGTGAATGACCTGCTGGCGGCGCATGAAAAATCCCGTAACCACCCCGACGGTACGCTGACGGCAAAAGGTTTTGTGCAGCTTAACAGCTCGGTCAGCAGTACCAGCGAAACGCTGGCGGCGACGCCAAAGGCGGTGAAGACCGCCAACGACAATGCCAACACCCGCGTCCCTTCCACCCGCAAGGTAAATAACAAACCGCTGAGTGCTGATATCACTTTGGCGGCGGCGGACGTGGGGGCAATGAGCAATCTGATGCTGGCAACGGACACGACCAAGGTTAAGCGTTTGGATGACCCGTCCATTATTGACGTCACTAATCCCGTCAGTATTTCTGCCACGTTTGAAGATCATCCTCTGGGTGCGACCTACGTCGTTGCCGGTCAGTTGCACAACTGGCGGCGCTACTGGGCGGCGGGTGCGGCGGCCTATCAGCGCCTGATTAATAACGACGGACAGATTTTTGAGCGCATCGGTTCATACACCGCAGCGGGCGGCTGGAAATGGTTCCTCAGCGACAGCGGTTATCCGTTCGGCTGGCGGAAGATTCTGGACAGCGGCAGCATGACGCTGACGGATTTGACGCGGCTGGGCGTCGCCCGATCGGGTGAGAACGCGGATATTACCGGCCTCAGCAAACTTACCGACATTGCGTCCAGCGTTAAAATGGCGGCTAACCTGGAGGTCGCCAGTTCGATCCAGGCTAATTATCGCGTCGGTATCATGAGACCGAATGACTATGAAGCTTACATGTCCTTCACCAGCCGCGTCGGCAAGGTATCCGCCGCAAATCTTCCCTCTGCGCTGACCTCAATGGGGAATATGTATTTCCGTTTGCCGAATACGCTGACCGATACAGATCCGCACGCTGGGCGTGCGCTGGGTGGCCTGTCCGCTGCCATTTATCCCGCTGGTGAAGGCGTGATGCGTATGGATGCCAGGGATGAAACCGGCACCATTAAAGCCCGCATCGTCTGCGACGGACAAACTGACAGCGTACAAATCGCAAACGGCGTTTTACGGCCTGAGTCAGGTATTACCCTTTCCTCAACGAATGCGAATTCAGTGATCCGCGGGCGTAATGATGCCGTCATTCTGCGTGACCATAACAACGGCAATGTCACCTTGTCAGCCAGTCTGAAGGATGCAGGTTCAGGCACCGGCGGGACGTTGTATCTGGGATATAACAGGGACACTGCCAACATCTTCACGTCGGCGGTTTCCATTGATTCGCCACTGACTATCAATGACACCATGAAGGTCGTTAAAGATGCCACTTTTGCCAGTGCCATGACGGTGGTGGGTGGGCTGACATTAAACACGGCGCTACCTGTTTCCAGTGGTGGCACCGGTGCGAAAACTGCCACCGACGCATTAAAAAACCTGGGCGGACTGCCTAGCAATGGCACAGCCGTCGCGGCGACGAAACTCGCCACCGCACGCAAGATTTCCGGTGTGGCGTTTGATGGCACCAAAGATATCAACCTCGCTGCCGCTGATGTAAATGCCGTCCCTGCCGCTGGTGGCAACGTGGGGTATCTGAACAACGCGACTCACTACAGCATCAAGCCAGATGTGTGGGAGGGTGTGGGAGGGTTTGCTAATCAGTATGCCCAACCGAATGCCCCGTTCATCGTTCCCTACGGATATAAGGCACCACGGGATGTCAGCTCATATGCGCCGATTGTTAAAGGAGTGATTCAAACCACGAGTTATGGCTATGGCACAGCCATCAGTTTTGGGGCGCTCACCAGCGGCGGGCAGAAATTTGCGACCGCCGTTATTCATGCAATTGGTGATAGTGGGCTTTCGGCATCCTGGTTATTCGATCCAATGGACGGGAGTTTTAGCTGTCCTGGCGCGGTGTATGGTTCAGTCCTGCGTGCGACGAATCCCCCGAATCCAGGTTCGGGTCAGGGAACGCATATCGGATGGAATGAAAGTGGCAGCCAGGGCGAATCCGTCTTTATCAATAATAAGGGGGGCGGTTCTGGTGGATTTACATTCCGGACGGTCAACGTCAATAACACTCAGCAAACGGGATACGTCAGGTTTAATGGTGTCGGCGACTTAAATGCCCAGGGCAACATTAATGCTGATACCGGTGGCGTTTTTGAGAGGGGGCAGCGGGTTTACAGCCCCAACAACCGGCAGCCGGTCAATACCAATACCGCCAACCTCGGCGGCGGCTGGTGGCGCTGCGGTGACACCGGCATGATTAAGCAGTGGGGCGTCGTCAATAAAGGGAGTCGCGGCTGGTCTACGGTCAATTTCCCCATTCCTTTCCCGAATACCTGCGTCAACGTTCAGGTAACGGCGATCAATGGCGGCGGCGGGACGTTCAACGACAACTTTGGTACGGCACAGATTATTAATAACATCGGTTTCACCTGCGGTCAGGACAGCGGCGGCAGTTACTGGGAAGCCACCGGCTGGTAAGGGAAAATAATGAGCAACTATTACAGCGCAGTCACCTCAAGTCTTTATGTTTACAGCCCGCTCACCAACGGTTTTTATCCGCGTGAACTGCGGGAAGTTTACGACGATGCGGGAAGCTGGCCTGATGATGGCATTGCGGTAAGTGATGTCGTTTACCGTGAATACCAAACCCTTCCCCCGCCGGAAGGGAAAGTGCGGATTGCTGGCACTGACGGGCTGCCCGCATGGGCAGATATTCCCGCCCCGTCCGTGGCGGAACTGAAAGCCGAAGCCACCGCCACACTGTCAGCCCTGATGGCTAAGGCAAACGCGGCTATCGCGCCTTTGCAGGATGCCGTCGATATTGACGACGCGACGGAGGCGGAACGGGCAAGCCTGACCGCCTGGAAAAAATACCGCATTGCCCTAAGCCGGCTGGATTTATCAGCAGCGCCGGATATTGCCTGGCCTGCTTATCCTTTTTAATCATGCTCCGATTAATTATGAGGAGTTAACTCATAAAAGGAGGGATTAAATGGTTATAGATACAGGCATGCGTGGCAATCCGATAAGTACAGACAATGAAGTTGGTAAGTCACATTCTAAAAAGGACATCTCGGCACAGATACATGATATTCAAGAGAAAATTTCAACTATTCTCGAGCGTATTGCAGAGGGAGGCCTTTCAAAAGAAGAGCAAGCACTGCTGAAAGAGCAACTAGAGGCTCTTTATCAACAACTTGCGCAGTTACTGCAAAAACAAATGGAAGAAGGTGGTGATAAAAAGACATCCGTCTCGGGGGAAACGGATAAAAAAATATCCGTTACCCCAAAACTGACAAAGATTGATGTCTTCGCCTGACATTTTCTAAAGGCTTATTACCTCAGCCGTCTCCCTGTTATGGGCGGGGAGACGGCCACGTTGTGCCATTCCCCACACATCCCGCCCGCCGTGCCTGATTGTCCCCAACACGCGATGATTGACGTCACCCCAATCACAGGAAAAAACACCATGGCTGATTATCATCACGGTGTGCGCGTTGTTGAAATCAATGACGGCACCCGCGTAATTTCCACCGTTTCCACCGCCATCATCGGGATGGTCTGCACCGCAGAGGATGCCGACGCGGCGACCTTCCCGCTGGATACGCCGGTACTCATTACCAACGTGCTCACCGCCGCAGGCAAGGCAGGTAAAACCGGCACGCTGCGTTCATCCCTGATGGCAATCGCCAACCAGGCGAAACCGGTTGTCGTCGTTGTTCGCGTGGCGGAAGGCGAAACCGACGCGGAAACCACCTCAAACATCATCGGAGGGTCAGATGAAACCGGCATGTATACCGGCATGAAAGCCCTGCTGTCTGCGCAAACTGAACTCGGCGTAAAGCCGCGCATTCTCGGCGTGCCGGGGCTTGATAATCAGGAGGTCGCAACCGCACTCGCCGCCGTCTGTCAGCAGCTGCGCGCCTTTGGCTACGTCAGCGCGTACGGCTGCAAAACCGTGTCCGATGCCATCAAGTACCGCGACAATTTCAGCCAGCGTGAGCTGATGGTGGTCTGGCCTGATTTCGTGTCCTGGAACACTACCACCAACGCCAGCGACATCGCGCCCGCCACCGCTTACGCGCTCGGCCTGCGTGCCAAAATCGACGCAGAAACCGGCTGGCATAAAACGCTTTCTAACGTTGGGATCAACGGCGTCACCGGCCTGTCTGCCAGCGTGTACTGGGATATGCAGACCACCGGCACCGATGCCGACCTGCTGAACCAGGCGTGCGTCACCACGCTTATCCGCAAAGACGGCTTTAAGTTTTGGGGGCAGCGCACCTGCTCTGATGATCCGCTGTTCCTGTTTGAGAACTACACCCGCACCGCGCAGGTGCTGGCGGACACCATGGCAGAAGCGCACCTGTGGGCGATGGACAGGCCAATGACCCCGACGCTTATCAAAGACATGATTGCGGGCATTAACGCCAAACTGCGCGAAATGAAATCTGCCGGTCTGATCATTGATGGTTCCTGCTGGTATGACCCCGAAGCCAACACCGTCGAAACCCTGAAAGCGGGCAAGCTGTTCATTGATTATGACTATACGCCGGTGCCGCCGCTGGAAGATTTAACCCTGCGTCAGCGCATCACCGATCAGTACCTGGCGAAGTTTGCCACCTCCATCAATAGCTAAGAGGCGCTAAAACATGGCACTGCCTAAGAAACTGAAATATCTGAACCTGTTTAACGACGGGAACAGCTACCTCGGCATGGTCAGCGCGCTGACGCTGCCGAAACTCACCCGCAAGTTTGAGAACTATCGCGGCGGCGGCATGACCGGTTCGGCCTCGATTGATTTCGGCCTGGACGATGACGCGCTGACCTTTGAGTGGACGGTGGGCGGGCTGGATGAACTGGTGCTGAAACAGTGGGGCGCAGTGGATGCCGTGCCGCTGCGCTTTGCCGGTTCCTTCCAGCGTGACGACACCGGCGACACCTCCGCCGTGGAAGTCACCCTGCGCGGACGCCATAAAGAAATGGATTTTGGCGAGTACAAACAGGGTGAGGACACCGAAACCAAAATCATTACCCAATGTACCTATTTCAAACTCACGATTGACGGCAAAGACGTAATTGAAGTCGATACCGTGAACATGGTGGAAATCGTCGGCGGCGTTGACCGCGTGGCGGAGCACCGTAAAAACATCGGCCTGTAACCCGTAATCCGCGCCGGACTCCGGCGCAAAACCTCAACTTTAAATAAGAGACACCGCTATGTCAGAACAGAATGAAAACATCGTTATCCTGGAAGAACCGATCAAACGCGGCGACACCCTGATCACTCAGATTGAAATCATCAAACCGAACGCGGGACACCTGCGCGGGATTGGCCTGGCGGCGCTGGCGAATGCCGACGTTGACGCGCTGACCGTGATCCTGCCGCGCATTACCGTCCCGAACCTGACCACCCAGGACTGCAAAAGCCTGCACCTGCCCGACCTGATTGCCATGGCGGGCAAGGTGATTGGTTTTTTATCGCCGAAATCGGAACAGTAAAACTTCCTGCGGCACTGACCGTTGATGACCTGATGGCGGACGTGGCGGTGATTTTTCACTGGCCGCCGTCAGAACTGAACCCGATGACGCTGACCGAGCTGCTGGTGTGGCGTCATAAGGCCATGCAGCGCAGCGGAGCCACCGACAGTGAGTAACTTAAAGTTAGAGGTGTTGTTAAAGGCGGTTGACCAGGCGACCCGCCCGTTTAAAGCGGTGCAGAACGCCAGTAAGGCGCTGTCCGGAGATATCCGTAATTCACAAAACACCCTCAAAGACCTGAACGCCCAGGCCGGAAAGATTGACGGTTTCAGGAAATCCAGCGCGCAGCTTGCCGTCACCGGTCAGAAACTCAAAGACGCCAAAGCGGAAGCGGCGGCGCTGGCTATCCAGTTCAAAAACACCGCCAACCCGACCCGCGCCCAGGCGCAGGCGATGGAGTCCGCGAAGCGTACCGCCGCGCAGTTGCAGACCCAGTTCAACGGGCTGCGGCAGTCGGTTCAGCGTCAGCGCACGGAACTCAGCCATGCGGGCATCAGCACGCGCACGCTGTCTGACTCTGAGCGCCGCCTGAAAACCTCCATCAGTGAAACCACCGCGCAGCTCAACCGGCAGCGCGAATCCCTGGCACGCGTCAGCGCGCAGCAGGCCAAACTCAACGCGGTGAAAGGCCGGTATCAGGCGGGCAAACAGTTCGCCGGTAGCGTGACCGGTGCAGGTGCCGCCGGTGTCGGGATTGCGACGGCGGGCACGGCGGCGGGTGTCGGGCTGCTTATGCCCGGATTTAACTTCGCGCAGAAAAACTCTGAATTGCAGGCGACGTTAGGATTAGAAAAAGACTCTGCCGATATGACCGCGCTGCGCACCCAGGCGCGGCAGCTCGGCGACAACACCGCCGCCTCTGCGGATGATGCCGCCGCCGCGCAAATCATTGTCGCCAAATCCGGCGCGGACAAGGACGGCATTCTGGCGGCGACGCCGACCATCCTGAATTTGTCCCTGGCAAACAAGCGCACCATGGAGGAAAACGCCACCCTGCTGATGGGCGTAAAGTCCGCGTTCGGCATGACTAATGACACCGTGGCGCACATCGGCGACGTGCTTTCTACGGCAATGAATAAATCTGCGGCCACCTTTGACGGGCTGTCAGACACCATGACCTATGCCGCGCCGGTGGCAAAACAGGCCGGTATCAGCGTCGAAGAAACTGCCGCGATGGCTGCCGCCCTGGCGGATGCCAAAATCACCGGTTCAATGGCGGGTACGGGCAGTCGCGCTGTCATTACCCGCCTGCAGGCACCCACGGGCACCGCCGCCGCCGCACTGGGTGAGCTGAAGGTGAAAACGGCGGACAGCAAAGGCAACATGCGCCCGCTTTTTACCATCCTGAAAGAAATGCAAAAGAGCTTTGAGAAAAACAAGCTCGGCGATTCGCAGCGTGCGCAGTACATGAAAGCCGTCTTTGGCGAGGAAGCCAGTTCGGCGGCGATGGTGCTGATGGATGGGGCAACGTCGGGCAAACTCGACAAACTTACCCAGGCATTCAAAACCTCGGACGGCAAAACCAAGGCGCTTGTGGAGGTGATGCAGAACAACCTCGGGGGCGACTTTAAGGAATTTCAGTCAGCCTATGAGGCCGTCGGCACCGACCTGTTCGATCAGCAGGATTCATCCCTGCGCAAACTGGTGCAAACCGCCACCGGCTACGTGCTTAAACTCAATAAGTGGATTGTGAACAATAAAGCCCTGGCGACGACGCTCGGCAAAATTGCGGGCGGTGCGCTGCTGATTATCGGCGCGCTCGGTGTGTTTGGCCTGGTGGCGGGTCCGGTTATCAGCGGCATTAATCTGATCGTAGCTGCTGCCAGTACGCTCTGGAGCATCCTCGGCACCGTGGGCAGCGCAATTATCACCGCGATTGGCGGACTCACCTGGCCTGTCGTTGCCGTTGCGGCGGCGATTGTCGCCGGTGCGTTGCTTATCAGGAAATACTGGGAGCCGATCAGCGCCTTCTTTGCCGGAGTCATTGAAGGGCTGGGGATTGCGTTCGCGCCGGTGAAAGAACTCTTTGCGCCGCTTAAA